CTTGGAGGCGTTTTCGTCACTACTGATTACAATATGGTCTCATGCAAAGGCTTTCAAAAATCCAAACAGGATTTCGGAAGTACTTACACTGAGGTTATAGCATCAGATGGTGGCGCCGAATCGGTTAGGTTAACACTTAATCGGTCGGTTTCAACCTCGCTGGACGTTCCAAAACCGAAGGTCAAAAGCCTTGGGCAGATAGCATCGTGGCAACACTGTGCGAACGCGCTAGCGTATTTCACGGCAGTTTTTAATGGGGTAAAGCCTGTTAGGCTGTAAATCTAGTTCCTTTTCGCGGACTCTCCGTTCGTTAAAAGTTAAAATCTCATGGAGAAAATATGTCTGCTATTGCAAACATTGTCGCCTTTGATGGCGCTGCAACACCCGTGTCTCACACGCTTATTGCTGAGTCAGTAGGTCGGGATGGTAAGAAGATGGTGGCCACTTGGGCCGAAGCTCTTACTACCCTACCGAAATATGCTCAGATAAAAGCGAGTTCGTCAATGGTGCGTCTCCCCAGTGGAGTTTGGCAGTTGGCTTGGCAAACCGAGGTTCCAGTAATGGAGTCAATCTCGGGACAAAATGCCAGTGGTTATACGGCAGCTCCGAAAGTAGCGTATACTGATATGCTACGCACCTTCTGTTACTTCCACGAACGTGGAAGCATCGCTGGTCGCCGGTTGGCTCGCCAATTGCATGCAAACATGCTTTTCGGCTTGCTGACTACGTACACGCCCACTACAGTGGGACCTGTACCCGAGCTGTTTGATCAGCTCATCGCGCCTACGTAACTTCGCGTTACTAAGCGAGATCAATGCACGCAAGTGCAATTGATCAACCCCTACGTGCCTAATAAGCACGGATGAGTGCCAAGTCCTTTAGGACATCCAGCTTTCCAATCTTTTATTCAAAGGGAAATTTTATGACGTACTCAACAAAGGGCCCTAAAAAGCCACTTTCGATGGAGCAAATCAGATGCTGGGATACGGAAGCGTCAAATGAAGAATCCTTACGGATTATCAAAGAGCTTGCGCTGCTACATGCCGCAAAGGGTGGCGAACAGGGGGGTCACATCGCTAGAGCTATTAGCAATAGTGATTATGACCGCCTGTGTAGTTTTGATCTCTTATATGGTGAAATGACTCCTTACGCTGCAAGTAATTGCAGACAGGCTTTGGCGTACTTTAAAAAGTATAAGAAGCTCGACCTTCGGGTTGATAGGAGAGCAAAAGCCTACGAGAGATTCTGGGAAGCCGAAGAAGCATGCGAACAGACAAATCGCATCTTCCAGATGCGTGCTGCGGGGGAATTTCATTTCCTACCCGCTGTTGAAGCCGTCATTATGAAGGCTCAGCATAAAATAGCACGTGTTTTGGGTGATGTACCTAGTCTTAGTAGCCTAATGCTACGCTTTGGTCCAGGCGCAACGACCCTTACTAAGAAGAGTCGTTCCAACGCAGCTGAAAAGCTGTCCGTTGGATTTTCGTGTAGTGAAGATCTTCTCCCGATACTTTCGCAAGTATTGGAAGAGATGCCGCATTACTCTGAGTTACACGAGGTAGGCGGGTGTTATTGCCGCATACGTGACAAAGAGGAGTGCGTCCGAGTCGTCGTGCAACTAAATGCAGACAGACTCGCTTTCGCCGAGAAGGACGCTTCGACGGACCGCGCGATCACAATTCCTGCCAGTGTCAATGGAATGATCCAATTGGCTTATGGTGGGTACATGTTCGACCGGTTGAAGCGCTTTGGTGTTGATCTCCGAGATCAGAGTAGAAATCAGAAACTCGCTCTCGAGGGGTCCTTGAGTGGCAAACTAGCCACTCTTGACCTGGTAACGGCCTCCGACACAGTTGCGATTGAACCTGTGTTTGCACTTCTTCCTATTGAGTGGGCAACCACACTCGCATTTTCGAGATCCGCGAAAGTGGAATTCGAGAATGGTGCAGAAATATCAATAGAGAAGTTTTCCAGTATGGGTAATGGTTATACTTTTCCGTTACAGAGCCTTATATTTTGGGCTCTCGCATCTTCAGCGTCAGATGATAATTTTGCCTCCGTTTACGGGGATGATATTATTGTTTCGTCGTCTTCAGTACCTGCTGTCAAGCAGATATTGGACGTGTTTGGCCTAAAGCTAAACATGACGAAGTCCTACTGGTCAGGACCATTTAGGGAGTCCTGTGGCGTCGATTACCACTCCGGTATCAACATAAGGCCGATGTACCAAAAGGAGGTACTTTCGCCTTGTGAGCTCTTCCGCATACATAATTTCTATGTGCGGAACGGTGACTTGGACATGGCTTTACGCGTAAAAGCGTATATCCATCCTGAGTTACTGATTTATGGCCCTGATGGGTACGGTGACGGTCACTTAATTGGGACTTGGACACCGCTGTCGCATAAGCGACGGGATTCCCATGGCTATGGAGGAGCGCTCTTTGAGACTTACAAGTTTACCGGCCCGATTGATTCGGGCAAGGGGAGACTTGGTGACTCGGTCTTGCCGTTATATAGCATCTATACTGGTGAGAGTGGGGGA